TTTTAAAACGCCCCCCCTCCGCATATCGGGCGGCTCCTCAAAAATTCTCCGGGGGAGATTTTCGGGGAATCAAATAGCATTTTTCAAAGCCTGCAAGATTTCAATTATTCCGTCCTTTCGTTTTTTCTTGCTTTTTCTCCTTTCGGACTGACTCCTCATAATATTTCAAGAAACTCCTCAACTTGCAGGCCCTGAAAAGTGCTATTAAAGATATTTAAAAATACGTATAAAGGTGTATATAAGATGAAAAAAGAAAAGCAAAAGCAGGCATTACCAGAAAAGAAATCACATAAAAGACCTGCCATAACTCCAGAAGTGAGGGAATCTCAAATGATTTCCCTTGCCATAGATCTTGCTGAACAGCAGTTACGTGACGGAACAGCCTCTTCACAAGTGATTACACACTATCTCAAACTCGGATCAACAAAGGAAAGAATCGAAAAAGAGATTTTGGAGAAACAGAAAGACCTAATAGCAGCTAAGACAGATGCTATGAAGTCAGCAAAGAGGGTCGAGGAGCTATATGCTCAGGCATTGAATGCTATGCGTCGATATTCTGGTCAAGATACAGAGGAACCAGATGACGATGACTACTAACACCAGCAACAGGTACTGACCTCCTGTTATGATACACTTGTTTGGTTGGCTCTTGGTGATTTTTATGCTTTTTCCATGCCAAGAGCTGGCTAAACAAAATAACGAATGGTGAATGATATGATAAGAACATATTCTGAGCTTAAATCATTAAAAACTTTTAGGGAACGGTACGAGTATCTTAAACTTGACGGTGTCGTCGGCAAAGAAACTTTCGGATTTGATAGATACTTAAACCAAAAGTTTTATAAGGATAAGACCCTATGGAAACCAGTAAGAGATAAAATCATAGTTCGTGATCTTGGTAAGGATTTGGCTATGGACGATGATATGTACGAAATTCCCGGAATAATTATTGTGCACCATATGAACCCTGTACGAACTAATGACATAATTGATAAGACCGAGTATCTGCTGAACCCCGAATATTTGGTATGTGTTTCAACAATGACACACAATGCAATACATTATGGAGATTTCAGTCAAATACATTATAGTCTACCAGTAAGAAGCAGGAACGATACCTGTCCGTGGAGGAAATAGAATGCGTAATGAATTATTTCATCATGGTATCATAGGCCAAAAATGGGGCGTTAGAAGATACCAGAACGATGATGGCACATATACAGAAATCGGTAAAATAAGACGAAGAATTACTAATAGGAAAACAGATTCAAAAGCTCTTACCAATAGACCTCACTCTGATTACAATATTGATAAGTGGGGTTCCGATCAAAACAATAATTTACTTTGGGTTACAGGTATATCTGGTTCCGGAAAGTCGACAATAGCACGTAATATCGCAAAATCTAATAACGCTGATTTAATAAATATGGATCTCTATACTTATAAGACATCCGGCAAATATGAAAATGAAATGTCTAAATCATTTAATACATATTTGGATAAAAACGTTCCCAACTGGCGGAAGATGCAGGAAGACGCATATGCTGTACTAACTAAAGTTGATAGAAGAAAGAAAAAGGCAGCTGCTGATTGGTTTGACGAATTTCAAAATGCATTAGAAGGCTACAGTTCTGAAATGTATGGAAATAGAAAAGTGGTTGCAGAAGGTGTTCAGATTTTAGATAATACGTTATTCAATCATAATAAGAGTGCACTTAAAGATAAACCGCTTATAATTATGAATACAAGCTTTGAGGATTCATTGGTGTCAAGAATGATTCGAGATAATAAAAGCATTGACAAACTATTAGAGCCAGACCGATTAGCTCAAGCTAAAATCTTTGTAGAAGGGCAAATATTGCTCTCAAGTGTTATGAACAGTAAATAGGAGGAACAAATATGAAAGACATAAATGAAATCTTGAAAGACAAACAGCTTAATATGCTTGACGAGCTATCCGAGACAACAGAATTCACTGATACCGAGGCTGACAAGCCCAAATCAAAGAAGAAAAATAAGATAATCAAAACAGTTATGGGCACCGTTGCTAACTGCAAAGTGCTTAACATTCGCAATTCTCCAAGTTTAGAGGGAGACGTAATAGGTGTCGTATATGCCGGAGATAAACTCAGACTCGATACTGCGAAGTCAACCAACGATTTCTACAGAGTAGTCGGAAATAGTGGTGGCTGCGGTTACTGTATGAGAGATTATGTCGAGATTGACTAAAAAAAATCAAAATAGGAGAGTCAAATAATGTCACATTTTATACTTGAAGATTTAAGAAAATCTGCTGGTTGCACCGCTGATTATGATGAATACTTTGATAGTCAGCTCATGATGCATGCAAATACTTTATTTGCCCTTCTAATACAGGTCGGAATCGGACCTGAGACAGGATTCAAAGTCAAAGATGAAGGAACCACATGGGATGAATATTATGCCCAATGCAAGAACCCGGATGATCCAAAACTTAAGATGGTCGAGAGCTATATATGCATAAAGACTCGGATTTTGTTTGACCCGCCCACTAATTCTACCGTACTTCAATCCTTAAACGACACGGCTAAAGAACTTGAATGGCGGTTGAACGTAAATACAATGGAAGGATAATAAATTATGAACAACAAACTATATCACAGCGGTATATTTGGACAGAAACACGGCGTAAGAAGGTACCAGAACGAAGACGGAACCTATACAGAACTCGGTAAAGAGCGAAGAAGAAAAGAATATGAGAGGAATGAACGTCGAAAATCTAAAGACCGACTCTCAGACAAAGGTGTAGAAGATGTTAACCGCTGGGTAAGGGAAGATACGGAACGCCGTAAAAAAGTTGTAGATGTAGGTTCAAAAATGGTGAACGATCTCCAAAAGATTGAAAGGGAATCAGCCCCAAAGCCTACAAAAGAGCGTATGGATTTGTCTAATATGACCGATCAGGAGCTAAGAGCCCGAATTAACCGGGAGCTTACTGAAAGACAATATAATGATTTATTTGGAAAAACAAATGAGCCTGCTATATCTAAAGGACGTAAATACTTACGTGACACTTTAGAAGTAGCAGGTTCTGTTTTAACCATAGGCAGTACATCGCTTGGCATCGCTCTTGCTATAAAGGAATTAAAAAGCTAATCTATTTCTTTGATATTTTAACTCCGAGCAGCGCCCCGCCAATAGCAAGCGCAAAAGACCCTATAGCACCAGCAAGTTTAAGGACATTACCCTTGAACGTAATTTTGTCACGTTCAAGTTCTGCTATTTTATCAGTAACGTCAACCATTTCTTTAATGATTTTACTTTTACGGTGTTGGGTAATTAAACGTTTATTAAGCTGTTTCTGTAATTCTGATAGTATGAGCTTGTACCCATCTATTGCTTGTTGAATGTCTTTATTATCGCTCTCAATAGCTTTATCACATAGTTGATATAATTGAGATACGATGGTTAATGAGTAATTTTTAAACTCTGGAAACTGAGCTATACAATCAATAGCGACGTCCTTATCCATGTTCGGAATGGCCGATACGAATTCTATTAGCTGCTCCTTTTTTATACTTCTGAAATCAGTAATGCCCAATGCTTTCTTTACTTCTTCTTGCGTCATTAGAGTGTTTTTGTGCATTATTATCACTTCCTCTAAAGAATTATAACATAATTCGTAATAAATGTCAATGATAGGAGATTAAATTATGAACAACGAACTATATCATCATGGTATCAAGGGACAAAAATGGGGGCGTAGGCGCTGGCAAAATGAAGACGGAACTTTGACCGAGGAGGGCAAGAAACGATACGGATACGGTTACGATTATGATAAAGGACTAACAATAGACAAAGACCGGTATATTACAAGAGTGTCATTTAATGACAAAGAGACTAATACCGGAAGAACGTATGCTTCATTTAAGAAAGAAGACGTAGATAAGTATGTTAATAATGGAAAAATGCTTGCTGATTTATTAGGAAGTGACATTTATAAATATACGTTCAAGACTGCTGAAAAACTTGTTACACCATCTCGTAAAGAAATGGTCGATATGTATATAGATATGATCAAAGATCAAAACCCGAAAATCCTGCAAAAAGGACGACTCAAACAAGAAAAAGCGTTTGATAAATTTCAGTATTCATTGGTGAAACGCAACAAAGAATCCGAACGATATTTTGAGTACGTTAGAAATAAAGGTTATAACGCACTAATGGATACTGCTGATATGAAACAAAAAATATCAGATTTACCAATTATAGTAATTGACAGAGGACAGAGTTTAGTTCTTGATTCTATAGAAAAAATATAAGGGTGTGATAGCTAAATGAACAACGAACTGTATCATCACGGCATAAAAAATCAAAGATGGGGTCACCGACGTTTTCAAAACGAAGATGGAACTTATACAAAAGCCGGATTAGAAAGATATTTTGGGAAAAATAAAACCGATTCAAAACAAGAGAAATTTGAAAGAAGGCTTAAAAAAGGTAAATCCCTATCCAAAATAGGGAGTTCAGGCTTTACTATAATGGCAAGTACATTCGGATCCATGGCAGGCAACCATTATTCAAATAAGCTTTTAAAAGATATTACGTCATCGTACTTAGATTCGCGTGCGGCTACATGGATAAGTAATAACGGAAAAAGTGAGATACCTTTATCGGCAGTTTCAAGAAAAGTTCTATCAGTTGGTGAGATAGCCGTTGATGCATATATACTCGGTAAATCCTATGACAATTACAAATCTTTAAAAACATATGAAAATAGAAAAAATACCAAAAATAAAAACGGATTTGAAAAGTATAAAGAAAATACTGGGAGAAAAGACGTTTAATATTTGCTAAACTTAAAAGGAGAAAATTCAAAATGGCATTATCAAATACAGCCGTTCCTAAGTATTACAGCAGATTTCGTGATGCCGTTTTAAGAGGTGACATCTTAGTCAACAAAGAAGTTGAAATGGAGATGAACCGAATTGATGACCTTATTAGGAATCCCGGTATATTTTATGATGGGCGAATTGTTGAGGGTTGGATAGCTTATTGTGAAGAAGAACTAACACTTACTGATGGCTCAGACTTACATCTTCTTGATAGTTTTAAACTATGGGGAGAACAAGTATTCGGCTGGTACTATTATGTTGAAAGAACAGTATATGTTCCTAATAAGCGCGGACCCGGAGGTCGCTATGTTCGTAAGAAAGTAAAGAAAAGATTGATAAACAAGCAGTACCTAATCGTTGGACGAGGTGCTGCTAAATCTTTATATGACAGTTGCATACAGTCATACTTCCTCAACATAGACAATTCAACAACTCACCAAATAACAACCGCACCTACAATGAAACAGGCTGAGGAGATTATGTCTCCTATCCGAACAGCCATTACAAGAGCCAAGGGTGTTCTACATCAATTTCTTACAGAAGGCTCTTTACAGAATACAACAGGCGCTAAGTTCTTACGTCAGAAACTGGCTGCGACAAAGAAAGGTATAGAGAATTTCTTAACCGGTTCACTGCTTGAAATAAGACCAATGAGCATTGACAAGCTTCAGGGTCTTAGATGTAAGGTAGCAACGGTCGACGAATGGCTTTCTGGCGATATCAGAGAAGATGTAATCGGCGCAATAGAGCAAGGTGCATCGAAGCTCGATGACTACCTTATCGTAGCAACATCATCGGAAGGTACTGTACGAAACGGTAGCGGAGACACAATCAAAATGGAGTTAATGAAGATTCTCAAAGGAGAATACATTAACCCTCATGTTTCTATATGGTGGTATAAGCTTGACAGTGTTGACGAAGTAGCTAATCCAGATATGTGGATTAAAGCAAATCCAAATCTTGGAAAGACCGTTACATATGAGACATATCAGCTTGATGTTGAAAGAGCCGAACAAGCACCAGCAACAAGAAATGATATACTCGCAAAGAGATTCGGTATTCCTATGGAAGGATATACCTATTACTTCACATATGATGAAACCCTGCCACAACGAAGAAAAAGAAACTATTGGCAGATGCCTTGCGCACTCGGAGCAGACCTTTCGCAAGGTGACGACTTTTGTGCGTTTACGTTCATATTTCCTTTGTCAAATGGAGAATTTGGCGTAAAAACAAGGAACTACATAACGTCGCACACACTAAATAAGCTTCCGCTCGCTATGCGAAATAAATATGAAGAATTCATGGAAGAGGGAAGCCTAATTGTTCTTGAAGGGACTGTACTTGATATGATGCAGGTTTACGAGGACTTATATGATCACATAGTCAAGTGCGACTACGATGTAAGATGTTTAGGATATGACCCATACAATGCCAAAGAGTTTATTGAACGATGGGCACGAGAAAACGGGCCATTCGGAATCGAAAAAGTTATACAGGGTGCTAAGACAGAGTCTGTTCCGCTTGGTGAGTTAAAGAAGCTTGCCGAGGAACGGGCTCTTTTATTTGATGAAGAACTTATGTGTTTTGCAATGGGGAATTGCATCACTATTGAGGACACTAATGGAAATAGAAAACTTATGAAGAAACGATATGAGCAGAAAATCGACGCAGTTGCAGCAATGATGGACGCTTATGTCGCCTATAAAATAAACAGGGAGGCTTTTGAATGAGGGGTGATAATTCAAAATGGGATTAGTTTCAACTCTACAGCATGCATTTAACATTTTTAAGAATAAAGACCCGTCCCCGATGATTGACCTCGGGCCGACTTTTAGCATACGGCAAGACCGACCAAGACTTTCCAGAGGTAATGAGCGGTCAATTGTTACAGCAGTATTCAATAGAATTGCTGTTGATGTAGCATCTCTTGACTTCAGACATGTCAGAGTCGATGACGAGGGTTTCTTTACAGAGATAATTAAGGATGACCTTAATAACTGCCTGTCAGACGAAGCAAATATTGACCAAACAGGTCGAGCGTTTATACAGGATTTGGTTATGTCACTACTTGACGAAGGGAATATAGCTGCGATTCCTGTGGATACAGATATAGACCCTGAAAAAGCCGCGTTTAGGATACTCTCTATGAGAAGAGGTCGAATACGGCAGTGGAAACCGAAGCACATAATTGCAGAGGTGTATGATGAAAGAACAGGCCAAAAGCGAGACATAACAGTAAGCAAAGCAAATACCGCTATACTTGAAAACCCGTTCTATGCAGTTATGAACGAACCGTCATCGACATATCAGCGTCTTATACGAAAGCTAAATATGCTTGATAATATAGATGCGATGAATAGTTCCGGTAAATTGGATTTGATTATTCAGTTACCATACATAACCAGAACCCCTACCCAAAAGGCACAGGCCGCCGAAAGATTGAAGAGCATCGAAGATCAGCTTGCAAATTCCCAGCACGGGATTGCATATACAGATGGCACAGAAAAAGTTATTCAGTTGAATCGTCCAGTGGAGAACACACTAATGGGACAGATTGAGTATTTAACGAGTATGCTATATGGCCAGTTAGGTATCAATCAGGCAATATTAGATGGAACCGCTGACGAGAATACGAAGAATAACTATTTCCACAATACCATCGAACCGATTGCGACAACAATTGCTGAAGAGTTTAAGCGAAGTTTTCTTACAAAGACTGCAAGAACTCAAGGTCAGTCCATCATGTACTTTAGAGACCTGTTTAGGCTGGTTACTCTGTCTCAGATGGCAGAAGTATCCGACAAGCTCACTCGTAATGAGATTGTATCATCTAACGAGATACGACAGCGAATGGCATTACGTCCGAGAACCGATGATCCGAATGCCGATGCATTACGTAATAAGAATATGCCAATTAACGACACAGGTGCTCAGATTCAAAATGAAGGACAAGCGGGTGGTTACAATGAAGAATAATAAGAAAAGGAGGAAGTCGTAATGGAATACGAATACGACTACTGTGGTTATGCCACTAAGAACAATATTCGTTGTTCGGATGGCAAAACCATACTGAAAGACGCATTCAAAGAATGTGACGGTAAGACAGTTCCAGTTGCGTGGAATCACCAGCATAACGACATTAAGAATGTCCTCGGTCACGCTCTTCTTGAAAACCGTGACGATGGTGTATATGCGTATATTAAATTTAACGATGCACCGTCAGGCAAGAATGCAAAGATACTCGTTGAGAACGGCGACATAAGCTCGTTGTCCATATACGCAAATCAGTTAAAGCAAAGCGGAGGCTTTGTTCAGCATGGCGTAATACGTGAAGTATCGCTTGTATACGCTGGGGCTAATCCCGGTGCATACATTGACACATTCATCAAACACGGACTGATGTCCGACGAACAGTCAGAAGACGAAGCTGTTATATACTCAGGTCAGGAGTTAGAGCTTTATCACGCTGACGATGGAAAGGAGAAACCTGAAATGGCTGACGAAAAGAAGAAAGAAGAGCCTGCTCCTGAAGAAAAGAAGGACGACGAGACCATTGAGGATGTATTTAATACACTCAATGACAAGCAGAAAACGATGGTTTATGCACTCGTAGGTCAGGCACTTGACGAAAAAGACAAAAACAAAAACGATGATACTAAAGATGGAGATGATAATGTTATGAAGCACAACGCATTCGAGGAAAATGGTTATGTAGCAACAGACAATAAGTCGGCAAAGCTGACACATGCCGATGAAGAGGCGATTATGTCGCTTGCAAAGGAAAAGAGCGTAGGTTCTTTCCAAGCAGCATTACAGATATTTGCTGAGGAAAAAGAGCTCGACGGCTCGGATTCACTCAAGCATAGCTTCGATGAAATCGAGGCACTTTTCCCTGATTATAAGGATGTAAGACCCGGCGCACCCGAGCTTATTACAAGAGATCTTGGCTGGGTGGATGCTGTTATCAATAAGGCTAATAAGAGCCCGTTCAGCAGAATCAAGACAAGACAGGTTGACGCAAGACAGAGAGGAATCCGTGCGAAGGGTTACAAGACAGGAACTCAGAAGACACTCATCGGAAATTCCAAGATAATCAGAAGAAGCACAGATCCTCAGACTATATATGTCAAGGACTCTCTTGATAGAGATACTATTCTCGACATTACAGACTTTGATGTTGCTGCTTATCAGTATGGAATAATGAGAAACACTCTCAAAGAGGAACTCGCACTTGCAACTATGGTTGGTGATGGCAGAGAAGATGAAGATGCTGATAAGATAAAGGAAGAGCACATCAGGCCTATTTGGACAGATGATGAAACATATACAATACACGTTGACGTTGATATCGAAGCTGCTAAAACTAAGCTCAATGGTACAAGAACCGGTGAATTCTTCGGCGATGAATATGTATACGCAGAGGCTATAATCGCTGCTGCACTTCGTTCGAGAAAGCTGTACAAGGGTACTGGTAAGCCTGACTATTACTGCACGATTGATGCTGTTAATACAATGCTGCTTGCAAGAGATCTTAATGGTAGAAGAATCTACGATTCAATTTCTGATCTTGAGAAAGCTCTCAATGTCGGCAAAATCTATACAGTAGAGCAGTTTGAGGGTCTCGTTCGTGCAGACAAGCAGAACAAGCAGCACGAGCTTCTCGGTATTATGGTTAATATGTCAGACTATGACTACGGCTCAACAAAGGGCGGTCAGATAACCTCGTTCGAGGACTTCGATATTGACTTTAACCAGCATAAGTACCTTATCGAGACAAGACTCTGCGGTGCACTTACAAGAGTGGCGTCAGCTATTGTCCTTGAGAAGCCCGTAACAAGCACTACAACCGATCCTGAAGAGGAACCGGCAGGCTAAAGGAGATAATTCAAAATGAGTAAATTTCATGGCGTAATAGGCTATTCTATCTCAGTTGAAACTGCTCCTGATGTTTGGGAGCAGCAGATAATCGAGAAAGAGTGCGGTGGTGACCTTTTAAGTACATATAACAGTTGGTCAAATGGAAACGGAGTTAATGATAATCTCACCCTTAATACAAGGTTTAGTATAGTGGCCAACTCGTTTATGCTTAATAACCTGTACGCCATGAAGTATCTCATTTACCGTAATACTAAATGGCGTATCTCAAGTGCTGATGACAGCCAGCCACCAAGAGTAATAATAACGATAGGGGGCGTTTATAATGAAAACGAGAATTGAGTTTAGTGAGATGCTTAAAGCTAATATTCACTGTAACAACTTCTACTTTCAACCTCCAGAGACAACAAAACTTAAATACCCTTGCATAATATACAGGCTGGAAAACTACCAATTCCAGTACGGAGATAACATTAAGTATGTCGGACATAAACGATATAATGTAACATATGTAGATAAAGACCCGGATTCTAATGTTCCTGATGAAATATTGAAGCTTCCAATGAGTAGCTTTAATACATTTTATACATCAGAGAATTTGAATCACTGGTCTTTTTCTATCTATTATTAAAGGAGGTAAATAAATATGCCGAGAGCAAAATGGGATGTCGAATCCGAAAGAAAATATGAAGGCGGTACCGATAGGGGTATGATATATTACCCTGATAACACCGGTGCTTATGCTGACGGCGAAGCATGGAACGGTCTTACATCCGTCGACGAGAGCCCCAGCGGTGGTGAAGCTACTGCATTCTGGGCAGACAACATTAAGTATGCTGAGCTCATGTCCAAGGAGGAGTGGGCTGGTACAATAAACGCATATTCCTATCCGGAGAGATTCGGTCAGTGCGATGGCTCATACGAGCTTACGCCGGGTGTAACAATCGGCCAGCAGGAGAGAAAGTCATTTGGCTTCGCTTACAGAACAAAGGTCGGGAATGCAAGAGACGGCTGGAGTAACTATATAGTACATCTTATCTATGGTGCTAAGGCTGCTCCATCACAGAAGACCTACAATACAATAAACGACTCACCTGAGATCGTTGAATTCTCTTGGTCTGTCACAACTACACCTGTAGAGGTACCGGGTAAGGATCCTACAGCATCGCTTGATATAGACTACTCTAAGCTCACAAACGCTGCTATAACAGCTATTGAGACCGTACTCTATGGTCAGGATGCTGTCGAGGCTGACGTCGAGCACAATATCGAAGCTCAGGAAGACGTTAAGCCCAGACTCCCTCTCCCCGCAGAGGTTGCTAAGATCATTTCTGAGGCTACAAACGCAGCAGGCTAACAAAAATCAAAATGAGGGGTGGTTTGATTACTACCCCTTTTTATTTATGAAAGGAGAAAAATACAATGCTTAAGAAAACAATCGCATTTACTGATTATTTAGGAAACGAGAGAGAAGAGGACTTCTATTTTCATCTTAATAAAGCTGAGGTTACTGAAATGCAGCTCGAAATCGACGGCGGTTTGACAGGTATGCTTGAACGCATCATTCAGAAGAAGAGCGGCCCAGACATCATAAAAACCTTTAAAATGCTTATCATGAGGTCTTATGGTGTTCCTTCACCCGATGGAAGAAAGTTTATGAAGAGTAAAGAAATCACTGAAGATTTTCTACAAACAGAGGCTTATAACAATTTCTTCATGGAACTTGTAACCGATGCCGGTAAAGCCGCAGACTTTATACGAGACATACTTCCTAACATGGAAAATGATGTTTCTAAAGTAAATCAGGACAATCTGATACAGAGTAAGTAAAATCGGAGGGATATTGAGTGCTTAAGATAGTAATACCACCAGTTAAAGAGCAACTGTGGGTTGAATCAAAACAAGAATTTATCAATGTTGAATTCAAGGGTCAAACGCTTCAGCTTGAGCACTCCCTTGTATCCCTTTCAAAATGGGAGTCGAAACACCACAAATTATTTCTCGATAAAAACAAAAAGTCAACTGAAGAAATGATTGACTATATAAGATGTATGACCCTTACCCAAAACGTTAATCCTGAAGTGTATAACTATTTAACACAGAAAAATATAGACGACATTCAAAAGTATATTGATGATCCGATGACGGCGACTACTATTACTGAAACCGAACACAAAGCAAGTAATGGCGAGCGAGTTAGTTCAGAGTTGATATACTATTGGATGATTGCTTTAAATATACCGTCTGAGTATCAAAAATGGCATCTCAATAGGCTGCTAATGTTAATCAAGGTTTGCAATGTTAAGAATTCACCGCCTAAAAAGATGTCACAAAGAGAATTACTCAGACGAAATAGAGCCTTGAATGATTCGAGGTTAAAACACGGAAAACATAGGAGATAATGTAATCATCATGATTGTTTTTAAGCAAAAAGGCGATTTTAAGCGTACTAAAAGATTCTTAAATCACGCTGAAAAAGCAATGAAATACGATATACTCGATAAATATGGTCAAGCCGGCGTGAAAGCTTTATCTGGTGCGACACCCAAAGATACGGGACTAACATCTCAATCATGGTCTTACAAAATAGAAAGAACCAAAGATACCACTAAATTATGTTTCTATAATTCAAATATTCAAAATGGCGTAAAAATTGCCATAATACTACAATATGGGCATGCAACTAAAAACGGAAGTTGGATTGAAGGCGTAGATTATATAAATCCTGCATTATCACCTGTATTTGAAAGGTTGGCACGAGATGCTTGGGAGGAGGTAACAAAAATATGAGTCAAACTATCGACAGCAAAGTCGTTGAAATGCGATTTGATAACAAGCAGTTTGAGAGTAAAGTTCAGTCGAGCATTAAATCAATTGACAAGTTGGAAGATAGTCTTAACTTTTCAGGAGCTACAAAAGGACTTGAAAACATAAATGCATCTGTAAAAGGGCTCGATTTTTCTGGTATCGCTGACGGAGTAAGCACCATCGGTCAAAAGTTCTCTGCACTTGAAACAATTGCCGTTGGTGCGTTGCTTAGAATAGGTGCACAATTGGCCGACACCGGCGAGAAACTTATAAAAAATCTCAGTGTAGACAATATATCTGCTGGTTGGGAAAAATTTGGTGATAAAACAACATCTGTTGCCACATTAGTATCGCAAGGCTATTCTCTCGATGAGGTAAACAAGCAGCTTGACAGATTGAACTGGTTTACCGATGAAACCAGCTACAATTTTACTGATATGGTTAGTAACATAGCCAAGTTCACAGCAGCAGGAAAAGACCTGAATACATCTGTTGATGCAATGGAAGGCATCGCAAACTGGGCGGCACTTTCTGGTCAAAATGCGTCAACCGCATCGCATGCGATGTATCAAATATCACAAGCTATGGGCGCAGGCATTATGCGCAAGGAAGATTACAAGTCTATACAAAATGCGTCAATGGATACCGATGAATTCCGACAAAAAGCACTTGACGCTGCTGTTGCTTTAGGAACACTTAAGAAGAATGTTGATGGTACATATACGTCATTAGTCAACGATAGCGGTGCGTTTAGTAAAAGTCAGTTTGCTGATCATCTTACAGAAGACGCATGGTTTACTTCGGATGTAATGATGAAAGTTTTCAATGACTACTCAGGAGCGGTAGACCAAATATATTCTTATGCTGATAAAAAAGGTATTACCGCATCTGAAGCGATTGAGGAACTTGGCGATAACGTAGACCAGTTTGGGCTCAAGGCATTTAAAGCAGCACAGGAAGCACGAACATGGGGAGACGTAATTGATTCTGTAAAGGATGCCGTTTCTACAGGATGGATGAATACCTTTGAGCTAATATTTGGTAATTATGAAGAAGCTAAAAAGCTTTGGACTGACCTTGCAAACGAACTTTATGACGTATTTGCCGAGAGCGGTAATGTCCGCAATGCGATGTTACAAGTATGGAAAGATCAAGGTGGTCGTGACGCTTTTATAAACTCTTTATGGAATACATTTCACGCAATAACAGATATGGCAGCAGTTGTTAAAGATGCGTTTCACGACATTTTTCCTCCCATGACTTCCAAGAGACTGTTAGCCATCACCAAAAGCATTGAGGATTTGACTAAGAAATTCAAAATGAGTGAAGAGACAACCGAAAAGCTACGTAGAACATTTAGGGGTCTGTTCGCGGTTGTTGATATTCTAAAGCAATTTCTTATTGGTATAATTGCTGGCGTGAAACAACTTTTATCTCCATTGGATAGTCTTAACGTTAATGTACTCGATATCACAGCATCAATCGGAGATTGGCTTGTAAAACTTGACGAAATCCTTAAAAAGAACAATACCTTTAAAAACGGTATAGTAAACATAGTAAAAGTATTACAATCAATTCCGAGTAAAATCAATGAGATTTTTACAAAAATCACTGGAAAATCTGTAGGCGAGGCTTTCACACTAATTAAGAATGTAATAACAGACTCTGTAAAGAGTATTAACGATTCTGTAGGTGGGTTAGACGGTGCCATAAGCAAAATAAAAGCGATCCCGAGTGTAATCAATGATGCATTTGCTAAAATAACGGGTAAAAAACTAACTGATGTATTCAAAACAATAATAAGCAGCGCTACTGAGGCATTAAAATCGGTAAAGAAAGTATTTGAAGGCTTCAAGAAAGTCGATACGAGTGGACTTGATGATATATCGAAGACAACTGCTAAGAAATTAAGCCCACTTGAGAAAGTGTTTGATAAACTAAAAGCTATCTTTGATGCTATATCGAAAGTCTTTAAGAAGGTATTTGGTGTAATAAAGAAAATAGGAAGTAAAATTGCAAGCGTTTTTAAGGAAATATTCGGTGAGCTATCTAATTCTTTTGGAGATGTTGGACTTGATGACGCTCTCGATTTAGCAAATGGTGGAGCCCTTTTAATGATAGCACTCGGCATAAAGAATTTCGTTGACTCTCTATCTAATATAGGCAAAGACGCCGGTTCAGTTTTCACAAGAATAAATGACTTAATTGGAAATGTCAGTGGGACAGTTTCAAAGATAACTGATATTCTTGATGGCGTAAAAGGTTCACTTGAAGCATACCAAAATAATCTTAAAGCCAAAACGCTTCTTACTATAGCAGGTGCAGTTGCAGTATTGACTGCGTCGCTTGTTGTTCTTTCTTCAATCGACCCACAAAAGCTATCGTCGGCACTTACTACGGTTACTATAGAATTGACACAGTTGTTTGTGTCTCTTTCAGCAATGACTAATATCATTGACGGCAAGAAACTCCACAATATGACAAAAGCTGCATCAACACTGATTCTTATGTCAACTGCTGTTCTAATTCTTTCTATAGCGGTTAAGAAATTATCCTCAATGAAAGCAGACGAGGCAATAGTTGGCGTTGGTTCAACAATAGCCCTTCTTGGTGCACTTATAATAGTTGCTGATACGCTGTCAAAGTCCAGCGGTAAAATGATGAAAGGTGCAACAGGCCTCATTGCGATGTCAATAGCGGTAAGACTGTTGATAAAGCCTATTAAAGAACTTGGCAATTTGGATAGAGGAACACTAATTCAAGGTCTGATTTCATTAGCTGCTATATTAGCGGAGCTTACAATTACGACTAAGCTTATGGGCAATTCTAAAAAAATAATAGCAACTTCTGTTGCATTAACAATTCTTTCTATGGCTATTAGACTCCTAATAAAGCCTATTAAAGAACTTGGTAATATGGACGAAGGCGCGTTGATTCAAGGTCTTTGGGCTCTGGCAATAACACTTGCTGAACTTGGCTTATTTGTGAACGCTGTAGGCGGCTCAAAGAAAATGATATCCATAGCAACTGGTGTAACGATTCTCGGTGCAGCGATGCTTATATTTGTTAAGGCGGTTTCTCAATTAGGTGACATGGATGAAGGTTCACTAATACAGGGATTATTAGGTATGGCATCCGCTTTAACTATAATAGCAGTCGCTGTGAAAGCAATGCCAGCATCAGTTGTTTTAATTGCACCAGCATTAGTCGTTGTCGCAGTTGCTCTAAAGGTGCTGGCAAGTTCATTAAACGATATGGGAAATATGAGCACGGAGCAAATAGCAAAAAGCTTAATCACTCTCGGTATCGCGCTTGGTGAACTTGCTATAGGTCTAAATCTGATGAAGGGCACTCTTGGAGGTGCCTCTGCACTTTTCACGGCGTCTGTAGCGTTAACAGTTCTTTCAGTTGCACTTAACAAAATAGGAAAAATGTCAGCAGGTAAGATAGTAAAAAGTATAGTCACAATAGCGGCAGCGCTCGGAGTTATGGTTGTGGCTGGATATGCGGCTGGACCTATCGCTCCTGCGTTAATCGCATTAGGCGGCGCCATAGCACTTATCGGTGCTGGTTGTCTCGCTGCTGGACTGGGCGTGCTTGCATTTTCAACGGGTCTTGCAGAGCTTGCTGTTACAGGTCCAGCAGGAATCGCAATTCTGTTATCTGCTTTTGAGCAGTGGATATTAACAATACCAAAATTCGCAAAATCATTGGGCGAAGCAGTTGTTGTTCTTGTTAAGGTTATACTTGATGCTCTTCCGCCTATTCTTGAAAATGTAGGTACAATACTAAAACAGATTTTATCAATGGTAAGTGAATTTGCGCCTCAGATTATCGACACTATATTGTCTATAGTTGATGGCTTACTTAGCTCACTTGCAGAACACATGCCCTCGCTTGCGTCATCTATCGTTAGTATATTATTAACAATTTTACACACGATTGACGATAATATTGAAGAAATAGCAGCAACAGGAGCGTCAATTGTTGTTGGCTTACTGGAAGGTATTGCTCGAAAGCTTCCAGATATTATTCAGGCGGCTTTCGACGTTCTATTAGCGTTTATCACCGGTCTTGGTCAAGCCATAAAGGACAATGCTAAAGCGCTTAGAGCAGCCATAAATACTCTTGTCACTGATATTCTCGATGCTATTTGTGAATTCTTAGGCATTCATTCGCCTTCAACTAAATTCAAAGAAATCGCCGGCAATATGATTGACGGTCTTATTGAAGGTTTCAAAGATTTTGTTGGCGGAGCCGTTAAAGCTGTTAAAGATTTCATGGGCAAATTAATCGAGAAAATAGGTGACTTCTTCTCGAAGTTCAAGAAAAAAGGCGGGGAGATAATAACAAAAATCAAGGACGGATTTGTCGATAAATTTATGACAATCAGAGACAAAATGAGCCAGATAATCTCTGGCATTGTCAATGTCGTTGGCGGAGCCGCATCAAAATTCTTTACAAAGGGTAAAGACATAATAAAGTCAATTATCAAAGGTATCAAAAATGTGGCATCGGATCTTTGGGATTCGTTCACTGATATTATAGATGATGCTGTTGAAGCTGTTGAAGACTTCATTGATGATTTCACCGAAATCGGTGGATATTTGATTGACGGCCTTATAGAGGGTATTAAATCGGGCGCTACGTCAGTAAAAGAAAAGGTCGAAGATATCGGTCAATCAATTAAAGACGGAATTTGTGATTTCTTCGGCATTGAATCACCGTCTAAGGTGATGGCCGAAATAGGTCGTTACATTGATGAAGGTTTAATAGTTGGTATAGAGGATATGTCCAACGACGTTACTAAATCTGCGACAAATATGGGTGAGGACGCTATAGATGGTATTGCCACTGCAACGTCAAGAATTGCTGATATTATCAATTCTGACCCGAACTTTAATCCTGTTATAACCCCTGTTGTAGACCTTTCAAATGTTGTTGCTGGTTCAAACTCAATCAACGATATGTTTAGCGCGGATCGCACGCTTGCATTAGCAGGAAATGCGACTATGCAGATGAATGGAAAGCTAAGTGCAGGTTTCAACAATAACAAAATAACAGTCGATAACAGAGATGTTGTTGACGAAATACGTTCGCTGAGAGGCGAAATGAACACAATGTCCGAGTCCATACAGAAAATGAAGATCGTTATGGACACAAATGCACTTGTGGGTGCAATAGCAGGTCCTATGGACCGTAACTTAGGTAGAAGGGTAGTTTATAAAGCGAGAGGTGTTTAATTATGTATCATTCCGTTACATTCGGAGATAAAAATTCGTGGGATGACTGGCATCTCATACCTAAAACTCGTCCCTTATTCAAAACACCTTCACAAAAGATAAAGACTGTGGATATTCCCGGAGGAAATGGAGTCTTAGACTTATCAACATCTCTTACGGGATATCCTATCTTTAATAATCGTGAAGGTTCACTCGAATTTGCTGTGGTTAACGGTTTCAAACCTTGGTATCAGGCTGTTACTGATATTTCAGAACATCTTCACGGCAAAACAATGAAGGCCATTTTAGAGGACGATAGAGAATACTATTATGAAGGCAGATTTAACGTCAATGAATGGAAAAGTGACAAAAACTTTTCATCAATAAGCATTGACTATAGCGTAAATCCCTACAAATGGTGTATCAAAACGTCACTTGATGATTGGCTTTGGAATCCATTTAATTTTAAAACGGGAGTCATACTTTCCGAGGCTTTTAAGGAAATACCCTTAATAGACGGAACGACTACTTTAAATTATGACCGTAATTATACAGGAACAGCTCCAGTCTGCCCAAAGTTTATCGTTCATACAGAAGCAGGGGAGGGCGTTGATATTTCATTTATTGATAAAACAAGAGGAGTATTTTCTGGTGATTTGACAGTTCATGCTGACGAAGGCATAAATCAATTCCCGGATATATTCTTTTTGGGAAACGATGTAGAGTTTCATATTCAATGCCAAAACACAACTGGATATATTTCAATAAATTTCAGACCGGGGAGGTTATAAGTAATGTACTCAGTATACGCCGACAACGTATGTATATATAATGATGCTTTCATACTCGAAGATGCAATACTTATCTCTCCGGTTTTGAATCTTGAGAAAAATGCAGCGGGTTCTTTTGAATTTACAATACCGTCCACTAACAAAGCATACAATACAATTAGTCGTCTTAGTACATATATTTATGTCTATCGCGACGGCGAGGAAATCTGGTGTGGAAGAATCATTTCTGAGGAAATGGACTTTTGGAAGAGTCGTAAAGTGGTTTGTGAGGGAGAACTTGCAATCTTAAACGACACTACACAACCGATGGCAGAGTATCACGATATTACACCAGAGAACTTTCTTAAAACACTCATTGCACATCATAACCAGAAAGTATCTGCTGACAAGCAATTTACTGTCGGTGTCGTTACAGTCACTGATAATAATGATTCATTGTATCGGTATACAAACTATGAAAAAACCATTGAGTGCATCAATGAAAAACTTATAGAAAGACTTGGAGGCTATTTACGGATAAGAAAAGAGAACGGAGTAAGGTATCTTGATTACTTAGCTGATGAGCCGATAACCAATTCACAAACAATAAATTTTGGTAAGAACCTTTTGGACTTTGTTAGCTCGTGGAACGAAGAAGAGTATGCAACGGTGATACTTCCGTTTGGCGCTCGACTCGAAACAAGCCCAATAGAGTCCCTTGAAGCGTATCTTACCGTTGAAAGCGTCAATCAAGGGAGCAAGTATGTTCAAAATGATGAAGCTGTAGCTCAGTTTGGTTGGATAGAAAAAGTGGTTCATTGGGACGATGTCACTACGCCAACTGCACTATTGCGTAAAGCTAAAACATACCTGACCGAACTTCAGTTTGATAAAATGACAATAGAGGTTAATGCACTTGACCTTCATTACATCAATCCTGATATTGACGCTATAAATCTACTGGATAGAATAAGAGTTGTTTCTGAGCCGCACGGCCTTGATAAAATATTTCCAGTTAGCAAGCTTGAAATACCTCTTGATTCTCCCGAGGATACGATATACACACTCGGAACAGATATTCAGACTTCTCTGACATCCGTAAACAATAACACAAGCGCCGCTATTCTAAGTAAGATAGAAGCAATGCCAACATCTCAGAGTGTGCTGGAAGAAGCTAAGGCTCAGGCGGCCGCTTTGATGAACCTTAAAACTACCGGGTATATAACTATTGTTCAAAATGAACAAGAATCAGGCACAGATGCTATGTATATCTCAGAATTGCCCGACTATAAAGCATCTGAAAAATACTGGCGGTTTAATATGAATGGTTTAGGATATACAAAAGACGGCGGAAACAATTGGGATATCGCAATCACAATGGACGGCAAAATAGTTGCCGACTTCATAACAACTGGTACTATGTCTGCTGACAGAGTTCGTACAGGAATACTAAGAAGTACAAACGGTAATGTTATTTTCAATCTTAATACGGGTACACTCACAATGAAAGCAGGCTCTATCGACATAAATAATAAGTTTAAAGTCGATACGAACGGCAATCTTGAGGCAACGAACGCCACAATGAGCGGATCATTCTTTGCAGGTGGTGAAACAGGATATTGGGTTAAGCTTACATCGAACGGTAAACTGACTGGAGGTTATGGCTCGGACACATACGGATACATTGATTACTCAGCCAAAGTTCACAATATAAAAACCGATACTTACAGTTACGGAATCAAAATGGCCGCTGACAGGTTGTATCTGTCACACGAAGGAATTTCAATAAGAGAACATAACGATGATGAAGAGACCGCTACAACCTGTAGTGATGGAACTCTCACATTTATTTCAAAGATTGAAGCCAAAGAAGATGGAGGAATTAGATGGTATACAAGTACCGTTAAATTCACGCACGGTATGATGGTTACGGCTCTTGACGAATAGTTTAAAGGAGTAAATAATGTATTATGCAATAAATGATAACGAAAAAATATATCTTTCAAAAGATATACAAATGGATAAATACTTATCCAAGGGGTATTCAATATACGAAGAGAATGCTATATCAGATATCCTTGTTGCAACTCCGAGTGACGGGTACCTGATTTCAAAACCAGTATTTCCAAAAGAAGAGGAGTGGTCACCATGGAAAAACCAATCTCAGTCAAACGTAAAGAGCTGAAAGAAAAGCTTATAGATTTAGCCAATAATGAGACGTTACCTGCGATTCTTATGACTGATATTTTTGCTCAGGTTGCTGAGGCAGTTGCTCGTATGGCCGAATATCAGGAAAAGAAAGAGATGGCCGAGTGGAATTCGTACCTTGAAAAGGGTGATAACAATGGCTGATATAACAAAATTCATAAATGATATAATGAACGCTGAAACCGGAGAAGAGTTACGAGGCTCAATAATTGATGCTTTAATAGCGTTAAATAATTTAAAAGGCGGTACACAAAATGGCTGATATCACATGGGAACTTGCTCGTATCAGAGGTGCTACATACGGTGAAGAAGTCAGGTCTTCAATATGTGAAGCACTTAGAAAAATAAACGACGACTCTGGAGGAGAATCTGGGTCAACTTCTTTGTTTTACGGACTTGGAACTAACGTCATTAACGGTTTAGTGTCAAATGTCCGTACGGGAATAGTCGAGGAGGAATAAAATGGCACAAATAACAGAATTCATAGCAGGCGCTGACAAGCGCACGGCAATCAAAGAGGCACTCATCTCAGTTCACGATTTTGTAAGAATAGATGAGGACACTACAAAGCTGTATTTTGATGAAAACTCATATATTCAGCTTGAGGATATGTCATCTTCCGAAATGCGTGTTTATCTTGTATCGCCTAATATATCACAATACTTTAATGTAAACAATAACTACTATGTGCGCATTGTAAAGTCCGCCACGGGCGATGTGACTTTCCAGAGCAACAGCGGCGTGATAGAGGACAGCGAATGCTATAGGTTTTCGCTCATCAAATGCAAAAGCGGTGTCACGGGTGTGGAAAAGTGGGCACTTCATATACCCCAAACTGCCGCTGACGGTGCATATTTCCATACCGCGTTTATTTTAGAGGACGGAACTTTCAACGTGACAAACGCCGTCCGTATAGTTGCAGACACGACTTCAGCGCAATACCTCTACTGCGGTCATAATCCGCAGGCTAAAATGGTGATGCTTATGCCTATGTGTGCGCTTAACAGCGAATATGTTTCGCAAAATACATATCTTATGTATTTTACTCCGCGCCCCTACAACGGCGACACGATCATCGGCGGCAAGCACTATTACTGCATAGGCTTTTTGGCGATGCTTGATGAATAGTAAAGGAGTGATTGAATGATTAATGTAAACCCGGCAGACGGTTCAATTGAGTGTTATCAGGGTAATAGTGGCTATGTAAGTATAGAACCGCTTGATAATGAGGGTGAGCCGTATTTTCTTGAAACGGGTGAAACAGTTATATTTACTGTCGCTGCCGGAAGTCATATATATATTCAAAAAATTCTTACCAAAGATGACCAAAACGAAAAAGGATTGCTGAATATGTTCATTTCACATCAGGATACAAAGGATATGGTGTGCGCTAAATATAAGTACGACTGCCTTTTTGTATCACCCAAAAAGAGACAATATGACACATTTATCGAGCCTGCTCGGTTCGAGATAAAGGCGATCTCATCAAAAGCAGGTGATGAATGATGGGCGTAATAAAAGGAAAGATCGGAAACTCGGGCAGAATAACGGGAAAGATAAAAAATCCCGAAAGTGTTTCCGAAAAAGAGATAAGATTTGCCAATCATTACGAGTTCCCGACTATTGGAAATAGCGAATGTCTATACGTGGCTGTTGATGAAGATATCACGTACCGATACGACGACATAAAGCACATGTATATCATGCTCAGCAATACTGACTATGACCAATTAAATAACAAGCCAAGAATAGAAGATAAAGAGCTTGAAGGTGAATTAAGCCTTGAAGATATAGGAATTGAGCCTATCACATCAGCCGAGCTGGCTGCTATGTGGAACTAATGAAAGGAGTAATACTATGAAATATTTAGACAGCGCAAGAACACAGGAGCTTATCGGCCAGATAAAAACAAGGCTTGCGGGCAAGGCTGATGCAGCCACAACACTTTCGGGCTACGGCATAACAGATGCCTACACAAAGACCGAGACCGACAACAAGATAGCCGCCGAGATAACAAGCATCTACAAGCCTGCGGGCTCTGTAGCTTTTGCAAATCTTCCCGCACTCAGCGCCGCTAATCTCGGCAAGGTGGTTGATGTGACAGACGCATTCACAACTACAGCAGACTTTGTTGAGGGCGCAGGCAAGGCCTACCCCGCAGGCACGAATGTTGCTATAGTTGATGTAGGAAATGCTACCTACAAGTATGATGCGCTTTCGGGATTTGTTGACTTATCCACTTATGTGCAGACATCAGACCTTGTGGCGATAACCTCGGCCGAGCTTGCCACGATGTGGAGTGACAGCAATGGCTAAAAAATACCTCGACCCGAGCAGAACACAGTATAACATAAACGAGACCAAACAGCGCCTTGCAAGCCTCAGCCAGAGCATTTCCGCTCTGGCAGGGGTCGTCGGGGATATAACGGCTGAGGTGGAGAGCCTTGAAGAGGGGCTTAAACCCGTAGCGTTTTCGGGGTCTTATAACGACCTATCTGATAAGCCCACTGCCGCGTCGAATGCAGGTTTTCATAATAGCATTTTCAGAGGTAAGGACCTCACTAACATTTATACCATAGATCAGATGTATAGTATGATCCACAGCGGCAAGTTTGATGACTTGTTCTTAGGTGACTACTTTACTAAGAGCATGACTACAGACATTTACACACGTTTCACCGAGGCTTCTTTCGCAAGCGGGACCGTCTACTACGAAATGGGCGGTACGCTTACTGATAGAACGTGGACAGAAACTGAGGACACAGCACCTCAGACAGGCAAGATCTACGCTACGAAAACAACAAAAACAGAAAATGTCACCCTCATGTTTGCGGCATTCGATTATTACTACAATGTAGGCGATACAGCTCTTACAACGCATCATGCGGTGCTTATCCCTCGTGGTTACGGCTTTGCTACAACAGCTAAGATGAACTCATCTAATACAACGGTGGGTAGTTACTTTAACAGCGATATGCACCAGATAGTATTACCTTGCTATGCTAAAGCGCTTAAAACAGTACTTAATAATCATCTGCTTGCGCATAGGACTGTATTGCCGAATGCGATAAATGCAAGTACACCCTCAATGGCTGGAGTAGGTATGACAGGCGCATCAAACGCTTGGGCTTGGGAAACCGTTGAATTACAGCTTATGAGTGAACCCCAGATCTATGGTACTACAGTATGGTCCAGTTCTGCGTATGATGTAGGTGCTGACTACAAGAAACTCCCTGTATTTGATTTTATCAATGGTGTACAGTTTGGCCGTAACCCCTACTGGCTTCGTTCTGTTGTTAGTTCTGTGTTTTTCGCTGCTTGCTACTCCGGCGGCGGTGCCAACCCCGGCGGCGCGTCCAACGCGCTTTACGTGCGCCCGCTGATTTTATTCGGTTAATAAGTTACATACAGGGGTGATAATATGGAAGAAAACATTACTTTAGTTCTTACTGACGGAACAGTCATTGATAATCTCAAATTAAACGGTAATAACCTCATATCTCAGACAGATGTAGGTGAAGACACACTATCTGCCGTTAATCTCTCACATATTACCATTAACGGCGTGGAATACAGAGATATGCTGCTGCGTAACTACTGGAAGGATACGGACGGCTGGCACATAGTCATATCCGAGATAACACCGCAGGAACGCTATGAGGCGAGAATAGACTCAAAGATAGACTACATAGCTATGATGGAGGATATTGAATTATGAGCAAGAACTTTGAAAAAGTAAAAAATTACTATTTGCTTGGCTTGTGGGATTTGACAAAGGTAAGAAACGCCGTGGGGAAATGGATCACGGCAGAGGAGTACGCGGTAATAACTGGCCAAACATATATAACAAAGGAGGAAAATCAAAATGAGTAAAATTAATTCGGCAGTATCATGGGCTACAAAAGTAGCCGCAGACAACTCGCACGGTTACGGTCAGATTAACCGTTGGGGACCTGATTATGATTGTTCGTCATTAGTAATTTCTGCCTATCAGCAGGCGGGGGTTCCTGTCAAAGATAATGGCGCTACGTATACAGCAAATATGTATAACGCCTTTATCAAAGCAGGATTTAAGGACGTAACATCTTCTATAAATATGCGGACAGGTAGCGGCTTAAAGAAAGGCGATGTGCTCCTTAATCACAGTGACCACACTGCAATGATGACCTCATCAAAGACACTTGTTCAGGCTTCAATTGACGAAAACGGTCAGATTTGGGGTACAAGAAAAGGCGACCAGAATGGTTACGAAATATTTACTCGTTCGTATTACGATTACCCTTGGGACTGCGTACTACGTTATCCCGAGGTAACTACAACCGCCAACAAGAGCAAGACATCTACCTCGACAACCAAGTCAACTTCGACTAAGACAACCAAGAAGACATACACAGTTGTAAAGGGTGATACACTGTCTGCTATTGCTAAAAAGTACGGCGTAACGGTCGATGCTATCGTCAAGGAGAACAAAATAGCCAACCCCAATGTTATAAAGGTTGGTCAGAAGTTCACCATTCCCGCAGCAAAGTCCTATACTAAAGGTACAAAGATAACCTTAAAGAAGACTCCCGTGTTCGCATCATCCACGGCTTCCAACTACTCAGTAGCTCTTACCGGTACATACTATATTTATGATGGAAAGACTACGAACGGTAGATTAAGAATAACTAACCGCAAGGATAACTGCGGTAGAACACCTGTTTCCGTATATGTTAGCGGCTGGGTGAGAAAATCTGACATATAAATAGGTCGGTGATACATTTGTGGTCAACAGCACAGCTAATTATAACAATTATAGGTTCTGTAGTGGCGTCGTCAGGCTTTTGGGCGTACATTACCAAACGTCTTGAGAAAAAAGATGTAAGAACCCAAATGCTCATAGGCTTGGGGCATGATCGGATAGTATATCTCGGAATGGTCTACATTGAACGTGGATACATTACCCAAGACGAATATGAGAACCTATATGAGTACCTTTACAAACCGTATGAGCAAATGGGCGGTAATGGATCAGCCAAGAGAATAATGGACGAAGTCGGTCGTCTGCCGATAAAGAAATCAACATATGGAGGTTCAAAATGAGTAATAAACTTTACGATATCCTTAAATGGGTAGCTCAAGTAGCATTGCCAGCTTTGGGAACATTGTACTTTGCGCTTGCTGGTATATGGGGGTTCCCTTACGGCGAAGAAATTGTCGGTACTATTACAGCTATAGACGCTTTTCTTGGGGTAATTCTCGGAATAAGCTCTAAGCAGTATTACGATAAGTTATAAATAACAAAAGAGCCGGGCTAATACACTTAACTCGGCTCTTTTATATTAACAAAAAATTTACAATTGGCAAATTATATGATTTACATACACTTTTATTTTTTGTTGACAGAACTGTTGACACGAATCTTGTAATGTGCTGAAAATAGGGCATTTGCATCAATGCTAAATGCATTCAAATCTCTCAATCCGCGCCATATGCGCTTAGCCGTAGATGCGGGAATTTCTCGTATTTACGGCTTTTTCTTTATGTTTTCATTGGAATTTGACTTCTGTATTTAGAAGATATATTCTATTATTTCAGCCATTTTTCGAGGGCTGTTGACACGAATTGTTGACACGCTATTCTGTAAAGTCCTCTACAATATGGTTAAATTTGTCAGTCATCGCTTTTGATATCTCTTTATGTTTGGTATCAAAGGTATGCTGGTATATGTCTTTAACCATACTTGGGCTTGATTGGCCTAATCGCTCCATAGCATACTTATCAGGTACCCCTTCAGCAAGCATTAAGCTCGCATTAGCGTGTCGTTGAGCGTGCATAGTAAATTTTGGGAGGCCATTAGCTACACATAGCTTTTGAAATTTTCTAAGCACTGATGACGGAAGAAGTTCACTTATGTATTCTCCGGTTCGTTCAGCTTTATCAAGACGTTCTTTACAAATGCCATTTACTTCAAGAACTCGTGTACTTGCAGCACTCTTAGTAGTTTGCTTTTCAACATATCTACTATTCTTATCGGGTACTTTAGCAGCGTGAATAGACAAGGTTTTTCCGTCATAGTCAGACCATTTCAAAGCAGCTATTTCAGATTGTCTAAGGCCCATAGTAAGAGCTATGGTTACAGGTAATTCTATGCTTGTACCTTTAACTATTGAAAGAATTTTCGCCATTTGTTCCTCTGTCGGTATAGCTATTTTACTTTTAGTAACTCTCGGTAGTAGTATTATCGAGTAGTCTATATCCAGTTTTAGTCGTCTAAGTGACGTACATACGAGGCTAAATTGGCTTTTTACAGACTTTGCAGCGTATTTAGCAGCGTTGTTGTTAACCCATTTCTGTAGATCGCGTTCCGTTAATGAATCTACCTCGATGTTCTTTATTTCGTCAATACTATTATTATACATTACAAGATAACCCCGAATTGATGAAGGTGACAATATGTTTTCCCTCGTGTCAATGAAGTCTTTGACAGCCTCGCCAACTGTCATTTTTAAATGCGATTTGTTGCTCTTTTCGTATTCTTCTGCCGCCTTTTCGACTTTCCATCGTTTGTCAGATGTAAAAGATTTGAAAATTTGTTTACCTTTATCATCCCTTCCACAAAATACTCTCGCTCGCCAAGTACCACTCGGCAACTGTGTAATATTTGCCATATACATCATTCCTTTCATTTTTTGACAGAAAGTGTATATCACATAATTTGCTGATATTCATTATACACTATTCGTGTCAACTTGTAAAGTACCCTACTTGATAATCAATTCATTTATTGTAACATTTGTTGCGTCTATGAATAGCTGTATTTTTTCAAGAGTAATTCTTTGAGGCTCTTTATCATAGTTTAGAAGAGTCCGTTCAGTTACGCATAGCATCTCAGCTAAATAGTAATCCGTTATATGTTCAAGATATTGTATTCGCCTGATATTTGACCAAATTATGTCATATATCGGGCTTTCTTTTGTTTGTTTACGCATATTATTGACCTCCGTTTCTTTTGTATAATATACCACATACGGTTGTCACCTGCATAACCGTTTTTAGGAGAAATAATTATGGTACGCCCTGAATCTACGACTTGTCCATTGTGTAATGGCGAGTTGAAATACTATGATAAAGTTAAACGAATATGCAAGAGCAAGTACGGACACCAAAATGTAATTTATTTACAAAGAAAGAAATGTGTAAATTGTGGTGCGATTCATAGGCTGCTACCCCCTGATATCATTCCATACAAACACTATGAGGCTGAGATGGTATTCGGGGTTTTACAGGGACTAATAACACCAGAAGTTATTGGGTTCGAGGATTACCCTTCCGAAATAACAATGGAACGGTGGAAAAGGGAATCTGCTGATATTCTCACCTACTTTGATTTTACAAACTCTGATTTTTAATCTAAAATAGAAAACAGATAGAATTCTATTCTAAGTTAGACGTAAATGCGCAAAATTTACAAAGGCTGTAATGAAGAGAGTGTTGGTCTAATGGTGATGACACCGATTTTATATCGGAAATATGGGTTCAAATCCCATACACTTTCTTTTTTCTTTAGGAGGTTTATTATTATGGGAACAAACATTCGTGCTGATATTTCTGAAAAGAGTAAGTATTACATTCCTAAACATAGGTACTACGAGCTTAAGCATTTCTGTATGCAGTATCCGGGCTGGAAAAAACTCTATGCTGATATTTCAAAGAATTCTTATCACTCCGAGTATCTTGTCAATGAGCGTAAGACCAAATCACAGGACTGGCTTGTCGAGAGATGTGCTATTATAAGAGCATATCTGTCAGATAGAATAAATATGATAGAAAATGCCGCTAAGCAGGCTGATGAATCGCTTGCTGAGTACATTATCGAGGGAGTTACGCTCGGTATTCCGTATGATATATTACGATTACGAAAGAATATACCGTGCGGGAAAGGGACATATTACGAGATCTATAGGAAGTTCTTCTATATCTTAGATGAGCTTCGCAAATAAAACAATTCCTTATATGAAAGGAGTTGATATGTATGAGTAGAAGTAACATAGAACTACAGAGACTGGCAATTATGGGCTCAGATTCTTACAGATTTGCAAAGAGGATGTCATGGATACCTCGCAGGTATGCTGAGAATGAGAAACCCCAAAAATATAGTCCGTCTACTGAAGAAGAGTTACGGGAATTTGATGACATATTAAATGAAGAAATTGATAAAGAGTCCTAACAAGGGCTCTTTTCTTTTTGGTTACGCAGGTGACCATTAAATAAACTATAATGATAAGGAGGAAAAGCAAATGATTAAAAATGTTATTATCTTGCTGATATTTTTGCTTGCTATAATTATACCTGTACTCTTGGTATATTTACACAACAGAAAGACACGCAAGAGACTGCACGAGGTAGCATTGGCTTTAAATGAGGTCTATGCAGGCACGTTGGTAATAGCTACGGACGGTGTTGATGAGCCTTATATGTTTTTAAGTCTTGAAATACCGTCAGAAGAGCTTATGAAAAAGAAACGTGTTATGCTCAAAGTCTACATTGATGATTCGCAGAAAAAACATACGCTCTAATGGAACTATTGGTCGGAGAAATATTTAAGGAGGTTGATATTTATGGCAGAAGATAAAGTGCTTATAATGTTGAACGAGGAGATAGCTGATCAATTAACAGCGATTGGAAAAGAGGAGTTGGACACTAAGGATATGGCAGAACGTATCAAGAATGTCACAGAACTTTATAAGCTTAGAATCGAGGAAATGAAGCTGGCGGCTGACATCGAGGATAAGTCTGCGAAACGTAGTATAGACGTTGAGAATAATATACGTTGCAGCCTTTACAAAGATGAGGAGCTTAAGGGTCAGAAGAAAGATAGGCGAATTAAGGTTGGACTGGCAGTCGGACAGGGAGTGCTGTATGTGGGAGCTTTCTTAGTTGGGCTGAACTTTGAGAAGACCGGCTCGTTCTCATCTAAGATGATGACAAATCTTATAGGGAAATTTAGACTCAGTAAATAATTAACAGAATTAAATAGTTCCATTGAGGAGCTGGTGATATTTACACTGGCTCTTCATTTTTCCTCGCAGATAAAACAATCTCTCTAATGAGAGGTACTAAAGACGTCTTTATAACTCTTGACAAATTCAACAAAAAAGTTGTATAATTATTACAACAAATTTGAACAGGAGGTATAAAAATGAGTATTTTTAATGACGCAATGTTGAAGGCCATGAAGACACACCGATATATCTGCAATAAATGTGGTGCAGATATGGTATTTGAAGATAAATGGAAGACTGTACTGGTGTGTCCTTCATGCAATAATTCAATGGATTTGGATATGTATGGGTTTGCTGACGAGGATGAGTATAACGCATTATATCCATCGAGAGAGGAAGTCCTCGGTGAGGAAGATGACGATGAGGACAACGAAGGAGAAACCTATATTGATGAAAGTGAGGAATATTTTAGGGGTTTCGACGATTGATAACTATGAGGAGGTCGTTTTACACGGCCTCTTTTTTTTTTCGCACATAAAACATAGCCT